GTTCGAGGCGCTGACAAGATTTTGTTTAGTGCATTGACTGATGCCGAAGCGACCAGCTCAACTTCGCTGACTTCGTTTAATTCAAACGGGTTCTCTGTTGGAAGTGGTGCAGGGGTTAACTTAAACGCGACAACATTTGTCGGCTGGCAATGGAAAGAAAGCGTCTCTGCTGGCTTTGACGTTGTTACCTATAGTGGCGACAGCACTACTCCAAGAGCAATCAGCCACGGTCTTGGTGTTACTCCATCGTTTGTCATTTTAAAGTGCAGAAGCAATGCCACGAACTGGCGTGTCTATCATTCGTCATTTGGAACAACAACCTCCAATACGCTGTACCTCAACCTAACTAATGCAGTGTCAACCACAGATACTGAACGGGTAAGTGCAGTAAGTTCATCAACATTTACTGTGACGTATAACGCTGCTGGCGGTGACACCAATACAAGTGGTCGCACCTATGTCGCCTACCTGTTCAGTGAAGTCGCTGGCTTCAGCAAGTTCGGCTCGTACACCGGCAACGGTTCTGCTGATGGTGTTTTTGTGTTTTGTGGGTTTAGGCCTCGGTTTGTGATGTACAAAAGAACTGACTCCACCGCCAGTTGGTTAATGCTTGACACTGCTTTAAACCCGTCAAACAATTCATCGACATACTTGATTCCCAACTCCTCTTCATCTGAGGGAACAGACAATGTGTTCGATATTCTTTCCAATGGTTTTAAGCTACGGAATGGTGGCGCAGCAGGCAACGCCTCTGGCGGCACATACATCTTCGCGGCCTTTGCAGAATCGCCCTTCAAAAACTCACTCGCAAGGTAACACCCATGTTTCAACTGAACGGAAACCCAATCTCTCCTGACACAGCCTTTACTGCTGGTGACATTCAGTACCCCGCCAACTGGATTCGCTTGGCCTCACCAGAGGAACGAGCCGCCATCGGCATCACTGAAGTGGCTGATCCTGTTCGAGCAGATGATCGCTTCTATTGGGACGGTGATATTAACAATCCCAAGGATATTGACGGCCTAAAGACTATGCTTATTGCTCAAGTCAAGGCTACGGCTGGCGCTATGCTTGCCGCTACCGATTGGAAAGTGGTTCGTGCTGCCGAGGGTGTAAAGGCTGTTGACGCTGACACACTAGCTGAACGCGCCGCTATCCGCACTGCCTCTGACGCAAATGAAGCTTTAATCACTGCTTGTACAAGTGTTGATGAGTTAGCTTCTTTGCAATTGACTTGGCCTGACAAAACATTACCCACATTAACAACCGAAGAGGAACCAAATAATGTCTTACAAGAACCCAATGCCTGAGCGCGGTAGTCGTACCAAGAAGAATAAAGACAAGAAGAAGAAAGCCAAATGACACGCCCTGTATCGGTCGGTAAAAACTTAGTAGCAAATACTGAGACTATAGTATATACAGTTCCTCAAGGTTATTGTGCTTTATGGAATCTTATGTACGCCCACAACTCCACAGGAACAAATAAGTATCTTACAGTAGATTGGTATGATGTCAGTGAAAATACCCATGTAAATGTACTTGATCAGTATAATTTTGTTTCCAAAACATATTTTCAATTTTCTGGTAATGGATCAGGTGTTGTGATGGAAGAAGGTGATCAAGTCCACATGACATCGGAGACAGGATCTACTTTTGGAGTTATTTGCACCTTTGAATTGTTTAAGAAAGAAGGAATCTAATCTATGGCCTTGCCAACATACCTTGACCTTGTTAATGATGTTCTGATTCGTATGCGCGAACCTGAAGTCACTACCGTCAATGAGAATACTTTATCTAAGCTTGTGGGTAGGTTGGTTAACGATGCCAAACGACAAGTAGAAGATGCTTACGCATGGAATGCTTTAACTGATACCTTGATCATTGAGACAACAGCCGATACCTATGGCTATGTGCTCACAGGTTCAGGTACTCGCTTTAAAGTCATTGATGCTCAGGATAACACCAACAAGGCTGTCATCAACCCTTTGAGCACCAAGTTGATGTCTCAGTACTTGCTGAACAATACCAATCCCGGTAATCCAATGTACTACAACTTTAACGGTATCCACAGCACTGGAGACACTAAAGTAGACTTCTATCCTGTTCCTAATGCAGGCTTGACCTTGTACTTTAACCTGTACATCCCTGAGCCTGAACTGACTTCTGACACTGCTACCATGCTCGTGCCTAAAGAGCCTGTAGTCTTGGGAGCCTTTGCTCGTGCCTTGGTTGAGCGTGGTGAAGATGGTGGTTTGAACAGCTCTGAAGCCTATGGCTTGTACAAGTCTTCATTGGCTGACGCTATCGCTATTGAAAGTTCTCGCTATGTTGAGGAAGAGACTTGGGAGGCTGTGTAAGCCATGAGTCAACAAATCCAAACATACAGTATTACAGCTCCCGGCTTCTACGGTTTAAACACACAGGATAGCTCGTTAGACTTAGCCTCTGGCTTTGCTTTAACAGCTATTAACTGTGTTATTGACCAGTATGGCCGTGTAGGTGCTCGTAAAGGGTGGATAACTAAGCACTCGACAAACTCTGACTTGAGCACTGCTAACGTAGAATCTCTTGGTCAGTTGGTGACAGACAGTGGTGCTGAATACACCATTGCAGCAGGTAACAACAAGATCTTTAAGCTGGTAGGCAGTACCTTAACCATGCTGACCTACGGAGGTGGCGGCACAGCTCCTACGATCTCAGGCAGTAACTGGCAGATGGCAGCTCTTAACGAGTGCTTGTATCTGTTCCAATCTGGACATGATCCTCTGGTGTTCGACCCTGCTGTCAGTACTACAACCTATCGCCGTGTGTCTGAGAAGTCAGGCTACACAGGTACAGTTCCTGCTGGTAACATCGTATTGTCTGCCTATGGACGCTTATGGGTTGCTGACTTAGCCACTGAAAAGACAGTGATCTACTGGTCTGACATCCTTTCTGGTCATAAATGGACAGCAGGTTCTACAGGCTCTATTGATGTATCTTCTGTGTGGCCTAACGGTGCAGATAACATCACAGGTTTAGCCTCTCACAACGGATTCTTATTCATCTTTGGTAAGAACAATATCTTGGTGTACTCAGGTGCTCAGGATGTGCTCTCGGCAGGAGTGTTCAAGATCTCTGACTCCCTGACAGGTATTGGCTGTATCGCTAGAGACACCATCCAGAACACAGGATCAGATGTTATCTTCTTGTCCGATACAGGTGTTCGTAGTGTCTTAAGAACTATCCAAGAGAAGTCAGCACCCTTCCGTGACTTGTCTAAGAATGTACGTAATGACTTAATGAGTGCTGTGGCAGGAGAGACAGCAGCTAACATCAAGTCTGTGTACAGCCCTTTTGAGTCCTTCTACTTGCTGTCACTTCCCGCCCTTAAAGTGGTTTACTGCTTTGACATGAAGGCTACATTGCAGGATGGCTCTAGTCGAGTAACAATCTGGGATAACATGGAGCCTAAGAGCTTCTGCTATCTTCGAGACAAGAGCTTACTGATCGGTAAGGCAGGCTACATTGGTCAATACTCAGGGTATCAGGATAACGGTAACAGCTACCGATTCCAATACTTTACCAACCATACCGACTTAGGAACACCTTCTGTTAGCTCCGTACTGAAGAAACTTTCAGTGGTTGTGATCGGTGGTTCTAACCAGTATGTGGCAATTAAGTGGGGATATGACTTCAAGGAAAATTATTTCTCACAAAATGCTAAAATTCCTACTCAAGGGGTTGCAGAATTCGGCATTTCGGAGTATAATACTGCTGGAGTAGAATACTCTGATGGTATTACCCTACAAACCCTTGTTGCCTATCCTACAGGAGCAGGTAAAGTTATTCAGACTGGTTACGAAGCAGACATTGATGGTTCTGCTCTGAGCATCCAGAAGATTGAAATTCAGGCCAAGAACGGAAAGATCGTATAACATGACAGACTATGTAAAAAGTACTAACTTCACCAGTAAAGACTCTTTGTCTTCTGGCAATCCTTCAAAGATTGTCAAAGGTACTGAGATTGATACTGAGTTTAACAACATTGCAACAGCAGTGGCAACCAAGGCTGATACTGCCAGTCCTACCCTAACAGGTACTCCAGCAGCTCCTACAGCTTCTTCAGGTACTAGCACTACTCAGATTGCTACCACTGCTTTCGTGACTGCTGCATTGCAGGCTCTGTATCCAGTAGGTTCTATCTACATCAACGCAGGTGTATCTACTAACCCCGGTACATTGTTAGGCTTTGGTACTTGGACAGCCTTCGGTGCAGGTCGAGTCATGGTTGGCTTGAACGGTAGTGATTCACTGTTTGATACCTTGGAAGAGACTGGCGGTAGCAAGGATGCTATTGTTGTAAGCCACACTCACACTGCTACTGTTACCGATCCCGGTCACGTTCATCAGATGACACGGGTGTTGACAGATGCTAATGCAGATTCTATTTTTGACGCTATTTCTGAATTTTCTACTTCAGACGATGCTAACTATCAAAACAGAAACACAGACTCTGCAACTACAGGTATTACTGTAGGAAACAGCACAGAAGGCTCCAGCGGTACTAACGCTAACCTCCAGCCATACATCACAGTGGCTATGTGGAAACGTACGGCGTAACCCTCTAACAATTTAGATAACTAAGGAACTTTAAAATATGTTACCAGCTCTTATTGGAGGAGGCTTGAGCCTCTTAGGTGGTTTATTCGGAGGTAATTCAGCTAAGAAGGCGGCTCAGACGCAAGCTGATGCCCAAATCGAAGCTGCTCGTATCGCAGCAGATGCTCAGAGATTCCGTCCAGTGGGTGTTACTACCCGCTTCGGTTCCTCTAACTTCCAGACTGATGCACAAGGCAACTTGATCGGTGCAGGCTACAACGTCTCTCCTGAAATTGCTATGATGCGTGATCGCTTGCTCTCAGAAGCAGGTGGTCAAGGTTTACAGACAGCAGAACAGGCTCAGGCAGCTCAAGAGCAACTGTTTAACTTAGGCCAGCAGTACTTGGCTCAGTCTCCACAAGAGGCTGCACAGCAGTGGATGCAATCTCAGCAAGCTTTGTTGGCTCCTTCCCGTGAGAAAGCAGCAGCAGGTTTGACACAGAATCTGTTCAACACAGGCCGTGGTGGTGTTGCTGTCGCTCAAGGTGGTGCTATGGGTGCTGCTAACCCTGAACTGCAAGCTCTGTTGAATGCTCAGGCAGCTCAGGATGCTCAGTTGGCTGCTGATGCTCAAGCACAAGGCAGAGCACAGACTACCTTCGGTGCAGGTTTGTTCGGTACAGGCTTAGAGTTAGGTTCTACTGCTTATAACCCATTGAAGACACAGTTTGGCTTGGCTCAGAGCTTGGAATCTGCTGGTCAAGGTGCTCTGGACTTAGGTGCTCAGTTGGGTGGCCGTGCTGCTCAAGCAGGTGCTAACGTAGGCAATACCTTGATGACAGGTGCAACTAACGCTTCTAACGCTATGGCTGCTGCTAACAGCTACAGTCCTTTCGGTGCTCTGTTGTCCGGTGCAGGTAGCAACCAACAGTTGATGAGTGGTCTGGGTAATCTGTTCGGTGCAGGCGGTGCTGTTAATCAGTTTATGTCTCCTGCTGGCAATCCATTGCAGACAGGTCAATATGCTGATCCCGGTTACTGGACTTAAAGAGAGAGGAACAAGACATGGCTGAAGTAGTTAATAGTTTATTTGGGATCACTCCAGAATCCCTCCAAGCAGATCGTGATGCAGCTTTGCAAGCACAGGCTTTACAGTACGCTAAGTTAGATCCTTTCCAACGTGCTACCGCTGCTATCTATTCAGGTGCTAACCGACTTGGTGGTGCTGTAGGCGGTATGCTCGGTGCTCAAGATCCTGAGATGATGCGTATCCGTCAACGTCAGCAGTTGCTCGAAGGTGCAGACATCAGTGACCCTAAAGTCCTGCGTGAACGTGCCACTATTGCGATGCAGCAGAATGACTATCCTGCCGCGCAACAGTTAGCATCTCGTGCTATGGACATTGAAGCTAAACAAGCTTCTACAGCTAAGGACATAGCTGCTGCTAATCGTGAGAAAGTTGCTTCCACTCCTGCTGAGATTGCTAAAGCACAACGAATTGCGGCAATTAAATCTGCTTTGCCTGCTTATAAAGCAGCAGGTGACGAGACTACTTACAAGTTGTTAGAGAATGAATTAGCTGCTCTTGAGCCTGCTGCAAAGACAATTAACTTTGGAGCAGAAGCTGAACGATATGCTAAAGACAAATTCGGTAAGCCTTTTAGTCAATTAACCCCTGAGCAAGCAAGAGAAGTTAATAAGAAGTTGGAAGAACTTGATCTTGCTTCTAAGAAAGCAGGTAAAACTGATGTAATCTTGCCGGGACAGCAAGTACCTCAAAAGGAATGGTTGCCTTTTGCTGACTATCTCGACAAGAACCCGACAATCAAACGAACTTCTGATTTAATTTCGGCTGCTCCTTCTGCTTTGGAAACTATCCGTTTATCGACTACCAACGACATTGCTTCGACAGCTCTTGCTCCTCAGTTGGCTCGTATGGCAGGTGAGACAGGTTCTTTGTCAGCTAACGATGTGAATCGTTGGGCTAAGGCAGGTGGCTTGGATGACCGTTTAATTGGTAGTGCTACTAGTTTCTTTACAGGTAAAACAACAGTTGCCAAGAAGGAACAAGCTGAGAAGTATGTATCTGCGGTATTCCGAGGTGCTCTGTTGGAGCAGAAACGAATGCTTCAAGACAAAGCTAAAGAGTTTGGTTATCTTGAGTCACCTAACTATAAAGCTCGCTTACAATCTATTGACGATCAACTTGCCCGTTTTAAGAAACCTTCTGAAGGTAAGCCAGAAGCAACAGGCGCTAAAGTTCAGCCTACAGGCAACGCTTTGATTGATAAATATTTGCAACCCGCACAGTAAGGATTAATATGGCAGCAACCTATGAACAAGTAATAGAAGCTCTGCAAAAGGCAGACGCAGCAGGCAATGTTGAAGATGCTCGTCAGCTTGCTCAAATGGCTGCATCTATGCGTCCTGCCGGAGGAGGCCGAGGAGTACAAGGTGGGCCTTCTGCTGCCGAACTTGAGCGTAACTCCACAGCTAACTACTTACTGGAGAGTGCAAAGCGAGGAGTGACAGCAACACCTGCACGTTTAACTGCTGGTTCCGCTATGCAGCAGGGGACATTTGCAGGTGCTTTCCCTACTCAGCCTGAGCTGGAAGAATTTACCACTGAGAATGTGCAACAGCGCATGGGTGTAGACACCAAGTTAACACCTGCTACAAAAACTCAAAAGTATTTAGGAGCTGCTGTTGAAGGCATGTCCGATCCTATGAGTCTTTTTGGGCCGGGGAAACTGTTGAATATTGCAGCAGGAGGTGTTGCAGGCACAGCAGGCGAGCTTGGCGGTGAAGTCGGACTGGAAGTTGGAGGCCGTACAGGACAACTATTTGGTGGTTTAACTGCTGCTTTGTTGTCTGGTGCTGGAACCATGAAGATCGGAGGAGCTGTTAAAGACCGTGTAACAGGTGCGAATAACTTGTTGAAAAGTCTTGACCCTGAACAGTTGGCGACAATCGAAGGTACTTCTAAAGCTCAGGACTTAATTCAAAAGGCTTTGGATGCTAACCCTGAACTCAGTTCTCGTTTAGATCAAGTACGTAAACGGATGCAGTTTGTCACTGGCAATACTGGCCCTCTGGCTGTTGCTGGTTTGGATAACTTGTCATTGAATACAAAACTTCAATCAATGGCTTCCAACGATGTTAAACTTGCAGGCGATTTGCAGAAGCTGTATGACGATTTAAATGTGGCTGTTCGTAAGAAGGCAGATGAGTTATACCCTACTCCTTCAACACAGCTTCCATCAGCAACTAAACGACAAGCAGAAGCTAAGGTAGATTACCAAAAGCGTACTGTTGCTTTAGATAACCAGTTGAAGAAGATTACTGCGGATATTGATTTGTTTGGTTCTCGTGATCCTGTCACAGAAGGCAAAGCTACTCAAAACTTAGTTAACGGTAAGATTGAGTCCATTAAAGCAGAACTTCGTCCTCAGTATGAAGATCTAAAAGTACAAGCTCGTAAGGAAGGTGTTACCATGCCTCCTGAAGCGACTGCTGATCTGTATAACTTTGTACAAGCTAACAAGCTGCAAGATGTGTTCGGAGTGGAGACAACAGCAGGTAAGAAGGTAATGAATATCCTTCGTCCTACTACTTCTTTGGCTGCGGATGTAGACCCTAATGTGGCTGCTTTGGAACGTGCTGCTGGATTGACAGCTCCTACTACACAATCATTTAAAGCTATGACTTTTGATGATGTGGATAGTTTGAAACGCGAGATCAATAGACTTCAACGTACCGTCCGAGATGATGTACAACTGCGGAAGCTTAACAACTTGGAAGAGCAGTTAAATGGTTTGCGTGACCAAAACATTCCAGAATTGAGTGATCGGTTAAAAGCCATTGATAAACAGTTCTACGAAAAAGTAGGTATTCCAATTAACGATGCTGTGGGCCTCCAGAAGCTTAATTCACAAGATTACGCTGAACGTGTGGGTACTCAGCTTGCAACAGAACCTACTTCTTTGGATCAGTTCTTGCGTATTGCTGGCCCTGAAGGAACTGCTGTTGCTGAACGAGCAATCATGTCCAAGCTGTATAACAAAGCTCTCGGTTCTGACGGATTGATTGATCCTGTCAAGCTGGACAGTCTGATGACTAGAACCAGTCAAAACGGAGGCTTTAGTGACATGCTGGAGCGAGTTCCTGCACTCAAAGGTAAACTGACAGATGCAGCTACCCGTTCGTTGACATTGATGTCGGAGAAGCAGGCACTTGATGACGCAGCGAAAGCAACCCGTGTTGAGTTAGGCACAGGCTTTCTGAATGATTATGAGCAAGGTGGTGTGGAGCGTATCGTATCCCGCATGACTGGAACTACAGGTAAAGGCTATCAAGCAAAGTTTAAAACTGATTTAAGTAAGCTGTCTCCTGATGAGCGTACTAACGCTATCATGGCAGTTCGCAGCGGATTAGTTAATACAATGTTAGATAGTTCCGATCCTATGGGTTATTTGGCTAAGAACAAAGATGCTTTTGTCTCTGTCTTTGGCAAGACTCATGCCGATAACTTGATGGCTTTGGCTGATGTGCAGCAATTAGCAGGTAAGATTGATATTAGCAGATTACCTATTAAAGAAGCTGCTGTTAAAGAGTCCAGCGTCTTTGAAAGATATACTGGAGGTGTTGCTCCAAAGCAGATCTCAGGCATTTTAGTTAATCAGATTGCCAGTGTATTTAACAAAGGATACCGTATTGTTTCTTTGATTGGTCAATCCCAGATTGATGAAGCTACTCGTAAAGCGCATTATCAGTTGTTCATGGACAATGATGGGGTGGATAAAATCATTAAAGCTACTTCTAAACTTAAAACTAAGGATGGTAAAGATGTGGATGTTAAGTCTCTTCTTGATCCTAAAATAGCTCGTGAAGTGGTGAACTCTGTTATCTTAGGCGCAGGTCGCTCAGGATATACAGGAGCTTCTACTGCTGCCTCTGAGAGTACCCTTACTCCAGTTGAACAAGAAGAGCAATTTATCTATACTCCGGAGTAAACAATGACATTCTCATTTGGAACTAAAAGCGCAGAACGCCTTGCTCAAGTCCACCCAGACTTACAGAAGGTGTTTAACCAAGCTATCACGGATAGTCATCTTGACTTCACCATCAATCAAGGCTTGCGTACAAAGGAGTAAAAAAAGGCTCTCT